GCAGCTGCTTCACCAGCACTAGCTGTTGCAAGTTGAGCTTCGCCAATTCCTTTACCAATAACCTTTGAAACTTCTGTCTCACCAGCCATGTTGATAGTTGTTTGACCTGCTTTAGCTTTGCCTTCTAAGATACGATTAAGCTCAAGCACTCGTCTGTCGTTAGGACCAAATTGTGCTTCTAAAGCATCTCTTGTCTGCTGTAGTCTGACAACTTCAGGAAGCTGTTCTCTCAAAGCCTTTTGTTCTTGAGCTCTTGCAGTTGAGATACTTTGTACCCTAGCTTGCTGTCCTTGTGCTAACATCACAGCTTGTCTTGCACCAGCAGCATCGCCTTGACTGTTTAAGAAGTCAGCCATCTGTAACAAACCTTCAGGAGTATTCGTGTCAAACTGTTGCTGTGCTTGTTGGCGAATAGCTGTCATTCTTTCTTCAGGTGTTTGTACACCAAGACCAGAACGAAGACCTTGTCCAGCTGCTTCAGCAAACATACCGACATTACCTAAGACACCGCCTAATAGGTTCTGACCAGCTTCAGTTCCTCGCTTGTAAGCTGCTTGCTGCATGGCTTTGTTTTGCATTGCTGGAGACATCCCAAACAATGAACCAACAATCCCTAACTCTTCTTTATCAAACATATCTGCCATAATAATTCCTTAAGATAACCAGTTACCGATTGCTGTAGAAAGACCTTGTTGTGCAGCCTGTGCTAAAGGATTAGCAATACTACCCAAAGCTTGTCCTTGTCCGTATACCTGTGCTAAGTTTCCTTGTAACTGAGTAGCTGCAATGTTTTGACCGCCTAACAAGCCTAATTGACCTGCTCTTCCACCAGCTGTAGCCTGTAGATTAGCAATATTTGAGCTTAAAGTCAATGGTTGCTGTGCATAGCCTTCTAATGTGTTAGCAGCACCAAACAGACCAGTACCTGTCTGAATCTGTTGATTCAACAAGTTCTGAGCATAAGTAGGAGCATTAGCAGCTAACTGTGCATCAGCCTGTGCCAATGAGTTATAGTATGCAGCCATCTCAGGGTTTGTAGCCATCAAACCAGCAGCGTTAGGAGCATAACCAGCTCTAGTACCGCCAGTAGCTAAACCAGTAGTACCACGCTGGAACTGTCTGTTACGCAACTGAGCTAATTGTTGCTCACGACCTGGAGCTAATAAACCTTGTTGCTGTGCAATATACTGTTGCTGTACTGCTTGTGTATCAGCTGTTGTCGGAAGTGCCGCAGTACCTAGACTAAATAAGCGTTCACGCTGTGCAGCAAGCTCTGGAGAAGCTGTATAGCCAGCAGAAGTAATTTGACCAGTGACTGGGTCTCTTTGGAACTGTGAAGTACCAAAAGCAGTTGTCATTCCAAAAGGATTGAAAGAAGCTAAGTTAACAGCACGGTTAACTGAGCCAGCTTGTGTCTCTAAGTTCTTTTGATAGACATTCTGTAACTGTCCTAACTGCTGTGCTGTCAAAGCAGCGTTCACACCGCCAGTGATAAGACCGCCTTGACCTGCTTGTTGCTGTTGTTGTCCAGTAGCACCGCCAATCAATGACTTCAATGCTGTAGAAGCAAAAGTCTTACCAGCATTAACAACGCTATCAAACAAACTATTAGAAGCAACACCGATTGGCTGACCAGTGGCACTGTTAATAGCTTGAGCATAACCAGAGTTAGTGTCTAGCACATAGGTTTGACCACTGGTATCGCTATAAATAGCTGAACCGTCATCAAAGGTTTGTAATGATGTACCATCATCAAAGATTTGAAAATTATCGCCCATTTGATATGTCCCCGAATCACTTCCTGTATAATATGCGTTTGATATTGCATTACCAGCGGTATTCACACCTGAGTTAACACCGCCACTGATTAAACCTGTTAAAAACCCTTGACCTACATTACCGCCTGATAAAGCTTGTCCTGTAGCACCTGCAGCAGCTCCACCTAAAGCACCACCAGCAATTTGCCCAGCTGCTTGAGAGCCAGTCTGTCCAGCCACTGTACTTCCTACTTCACCACCGACAGCACCACCAACTTGACCAGCAGCATAGCTTGTTGCTGCTGATTTAGCAATATCTTCTAGCTCACCGCCCTGAGCAGCAGTAACAGCAGCCGTAGCTGCAGCACCAGCAATAGGACCACCAAAGTAATAAGCACCTAACTTAATGGCACTGTTGACAGGGTCATCTAATACTGGTTGAATAACATTGTCATCAATCCAAGAACCTGCGTCACCAATAGCGTCTACCGCACCGCCTACAATGTCACCAACTCCTCCGACAACATCGCTAACAACATCTGTTACCGCTGAGACTGCTCCGCCCATTATTTAAGCTCCATTGTCCATGTGAAGTTTTTACCTTTTTTATTTACTTCTACAGGTAACTTCATGCTTTGCATTAGTGAAATCACTTTATAATTATCTGTCTCACCAACAAGCTTATTAACACCTGCCTGTGGAATATCTGCCACAGCTCTTTTCATTGCTTCACCAATTGCTCTAGGACCGTCAATGGTATACATATGAACTTCTAAAGTGCCTTCGCCTTTTTGGAGACCAACAAACACTGTGTTATTGTATCTTAAAACGATGGCTTTCTTTTGCTCAATCAATGCTTTTAGACCAGCCAAGAAACGACCTTCTTCTTTAGTAAAGCCACCTTTTTCTAAGTCTTGGCGAATAATATCGCTAGTACTTACTTCTTGGTCAATTAGTTCTGCCATGATTAGAATGTACCGCCATTGATTGAAGCAGCTTCAAACGCACCTGTTACAGTCAATGTACCGCCTACAGTTCCGTTAGCTGTTACAGCCAATGTAGGAATAGTTACAGTGCCTGTGAATGTAGGACCAGCAATATCAGCTTTACTGTTTACAGCTGTTTGAATTGCTGCGAACTCTGTATTGATTTCTGTACCACGAACAATCTTGGAAGGATTTCCTGATGCCAGTGCGTCTTTAGCTGCAAAGTCCGTAGCTTTTGTATAGTTACTCATAGTGTCTTACCTCCTTTAACGAAGACATCTACCTTTTGAATAGATACTGCGTTACTGTCAATGTCTGTTTCAAAACCAAGTTGTAATACTTTACCTGTTCCGCCAGCGTTTATGTTAAGATTAAAAATAATGATACCACCTGAATATTCACCAATCCCGTACTCGCCAATACCGTACTCAGCAATCTCAGTAGGGTCAACAACGACTGTAGCTGATTGATAAGCTCTTTTAAAGTCAAAGTCCCACTTAAGCGTCACATCTTGGTTCTGTGCACCAACAACCAGCATTTCTACTTTTTTAAGAATCTTTGTTGTGGTCGGTTGTTGAAAGTCAAAATAGCTTGAGTAGTAAGACATACGATAAGAACTTCCGTTATCTGCGTGTCCTTCATGTAAACCAATATATCCAGCCTGTCCTAACAAAAACTCTCTGTTTGCTAAAGTACAAAAAGCTGTTGGAGTAATTGTGTCCCATGTTGTTGTTCTTGCAGAACCATCTGGTAAGAAAGTTCTAGTGTCAAAACAATATGCTGTATCCTGTTCAGGAAAAGACAGCACATAGAAAGCATCTGTAGGTGAATATCCTGATTTAATGGTCTTAGCTGTTGCTAGACTTAATGTAGACAACAAGTCATCACGAACATTCTTAGACATATCACGCATCGGCATTGACTTTTCTTGAATTGTTCTAGCAAAGCTTCTTACACCAGAGCTAGACAAAAAGATATAATCAGTTCCTGTAGCCTGTACAGAGTCTCTAGCAACACAACCAATACCGTTTACAACATCACCTAAAGCCATTGATGCTGGGTCTTGAGCATTGGCATAGACAACCACATGACGCTCACAGAATATCAACAAGTAACCGTTATGGGCTGCTAAAGCAACAATTCTGTCTCCGTCGCCAACAACCTCAGCAATGTCTAAAGAACCTGCAGTACCTGTCTGGAAGTTCAAAGGGTCTAACAAGTCACTAAAGTAAACCACTTGTCTATCGTTAACAATGTCTGCCAACCACACACGACCATAAGCCGCTAAAGCACAGTTAGGTTTAAATGTAGAAGTACTGTGTGCTACAGGTACATTCGGTAACGCAGCTAAGTCGCCTAAGCGTCTAAACACATAAGAACTTGTCACTGAAGAATAAGACAATACTAAAGCTTCTTGTCCTTCTTGCACAATCACAGCTCTTGCTTTAACATTGGTGTTATCAGGGATTGATGCAACCTGCCAATGACTGTCTGAAATAGTATAAGACAAATCAGCTGTATCGCCAGCATTGCGTACAGGTTTAACCGCCAATGCAGTGCCTGTAGACAAGAATAACTTATTGTTACCAGCAGCAAATAACTGATTAGTGCCTGTAGGAGACTGAATCTCAGCGATTGTCTCAACATCGGCAGTGCTTAAATCAGCGTTAGTTGGTAAGTAAGTTGTCCATCCTTTACGAGCACCGATACGACCAAACTTATCAATCACGCAGTTATTAGCTTCAATGGCAAAACCTGACTCCAATGATGTCGGAGCATCTTGTAGGTTTAGACCAGCAAAACCTGGTGCTGATATAGAAGAGGTAACGAGTTGTTTGCTCAAATTGACACCCAGTTGCTGTCTTCAAGATAACGGTTAGATTCTAAAGCAATGTAGTCAGCCATTAAGTTTCTAGCTAATTGATAAGCTTCTGAAGACTGTAAACTTCCGTCTTCTCCACGCTCTACTACAGCTCTAGCATAGGCATTTAAAATAACAACATCACCAGGAACTTTAATGACATCTGCATCAGCACTCAATGATTCTTGAGGAATCATCACATTGAAGTTTAATGTGTATACACCGTCAGGAATAGGGTAGACATCCACCAATGTGTCACCGTTGCTGTCAACACCGTTGAAGTTGTAATACAACGGAGAACCGTTAGATGGGTCAGACAACAAGAACTGTTCGTTCATCCAATGACTAGGAACTAAGTGCATCGGCACATGGCTTGTTGTATTCAACACATCAGTGACTCTAAAACGCACACCAGAGCCTTCTAACACATAGCTAAACACACCATCTGTGGTAGTTGCTATTAGAGTGTCTGACAATGAGTTCCAGCCGTAAGCAGCTTCAACAGAAGACTTAGCATCGTTGACTAGTTCGCCAATTAAAGCAGAATAAGCAGTCTCACCAACGGTAGACACCTCTGATTCACGCAATCTGCGTAATACGGAATTTACTGCTTGTAAGTAGGTAGTTGCCATATATTTCCTTAGTTTAGCACAGTTTCGTTGTTATGTCAACAACTATTTTAACAATCCCACTTTTTTAGAGCCAATGCCTTACGAGTAGGGCGACCTTTTTCATCCTTCATTGGACCAGCAACACCGCCCATACGAGCACAGAAGCTTTTGCGTCTTGCTGCAGCCTTGGGAGACTTTGCAGCCTGTTTAGCTGATACAGGTGGCTTTAGGTTAGAGCCTGTAGTCTTGTTGTAATAGTCTCTTCCTTTTTGGTTAAGACCGCCTTTAGGGTTCTGGTATTCTTTCTTAGGCATTATTTTCTCTTCTTAGCTGTTTTAGCAGCATCCTTAAAGTCTTTAGCAGTTGGAGCACCTTTAGAGCCTACTTTACGCATCTTTTCACCTGAACCAGCTTTGATACGAGCTCTTTTGGCTGCAATATTAGCGTACAATCCTGGCTTCATTAACGACCTCTGCCAGACTTTTTCATCATCATTGGCTTAGATTTACCAGCCTTTGACAAAGCAATAGCAATCGCTTGTTTCTGTGGTTTACCTTCTTTCATCATCATACGGATGTTAGAAGATACTGTTTTGTCTGATTTACCTTTTTTCAATGGCATTATGAACCACCTTTTTGTTTAACATTGGTATACTCTAGCTCTATTGTGATTAAACAAGCACAAGTAGAACCAGCCTCTGATTCAACTCTAATCTCATCACCTTCTTCTAACAGTACATACGCACCGCCATCAAACTTTAAAAAGTTCTTAGAAGCAAGTGGATAAGCTTCAACAATCGCTATTTCTGTATTAGTACTTTTATCGTACCACCAAGCACTGAAATTCTTTGCAGAAGCAGTGTTGTTGATAGCGTACAACAAGTTCCATTTCCCTACATTCTGTTTAGGAATGGTGTAGAGTGTTGTCTTTGTACCAGCAACAAGGTTAGCACCGACTGATAAAGGTCTCATAAGTGTTTAATAATCCAGTCTTTAAAGAAAGCAGCAGCGACACCTAAGCAAGATACTAAGAAAGCGATGCCACCAACAAAACCTTTGTAACGAGTCATCTCATCTTTAATCTCATGCAGTAGCTTTAGTAGTTCTTTGTGCTGGTCTTCCAGCGTCTCTACCTTAGTCTCAACCACTGCTACTCTCTCTAAATCTGACATTTATTCCTCTGCTGGTTTAGCTAAAGATTCTTCTAGTCTTTTAATAAAAGCATCTTTACCCACAATAAATTGGTCAAGGTTAAACTGTGCAGAAGCAATCTTACGGTCTAAGTCAACACACTGCTGAAACAGCGTCTGTTGCTCTTGCGTAAGGTCTTCTAGCACGTACTCTTTGTCGTTGATTGTGATTGGGGTTTTTGTGTTGTTGCCCATCATTCTCTCCATTCAATAGGACTGAATCGGCAGTCCTTTACCGTTTAAACTGAAGCTGCTTGCAGTGGTGCTAAATCTTCTGTAGTCCAAAAGTCTTTAGCAAGCATAATCTTTAGATGCTCTTTGTTGCGAGCTAGGCAGTCTGCCCACTCATCATCAGCCATATCTTCAGGCTTGCCAGCGTTAATCAAAGCTACGCTATCAAGTGCGGCTGAATAGTGTTTCGCAATTTCTTCTGCTGTTACGATTTGTTCCATTATTTATACTCCGTTGTTAAGTTGTGCTTTTAGTGAATCTACTTCTGCTTTTAGTTCTTTGATAGCCGCTACAAGAAGTGGAATTACATCAGTATATGCAACACCCAATTCTTCACCTAATTCATTAGATGGACTACTTGTTACAGCTTCAGGAAGAACTTCTTGAACATCTTGTGCAATTAAAAATGGTCTGCGTACTTTTTCTTCATCCCAAATATAATTACCGATTACAGCTCTAAGTGAAGATACTTTGCTTGCCGCATTTGTAATTGGCTCAAGATTTTCTTTAACTCTTTCGTCTGAAGCTGAAGTCCAAGAAGTAGCAGATGCACCATTTAAATAAACACCACCACTAGTGTTCATACATTGTAAATATGTTGAAGATGAATTATCTATTGCGCCTTTTGTTAAAACATACCAGTATGTTGTTCCGTTTCCTAAACCTCTAATACCAGCTTGATACCCAGATGCTGTTGAATCATTTAAATTAAGAAATCCACCAGTATGTGCGCTGCCTGTGCCACCATTACCAAAATACCAATCTGTATTTGTGCAATATCCTCTAGGATTACCATCACCATCACTCAATACAATATAGTTACTTGCTGTAGCGATATTTAAACCACCTTGATTACCATTATAGCGACCAAGAATAGTATTTTTAGAGCCAGTTGTCATAGAACCACCAGCACTCTCACCGATAAAAGTATTGTATGAGCCTGTTGCAGAATTGCCAGCAGCATGACCAAAAGCTGTTACATAGCTTCCTGTTGTATTACTGTTATAGCTATATGTTCCAACAATAGTATTTCTAATACCAGTAGTATTTGCTGAAAGGGCAGATAAACCAACACCAATATTTCTGTCGCCTGTAGTGTTGGCATAAAGAGCTTGATAACCTACTGCTGTATTATTAGATGCTGTGGTGTTGCTAATAAGTGCTTGTTCGCCAATAGCTGTGTTATATGAACCAGTAGTGTTGTAAAACATTGCTTCTTTACCAACAGCAACAATACTAGAACCAGTTGTATTTGAGTAAAGTGCTGCTCTACCAACAGCTACTACAGGTGTTCCAGTGCTTGTAGAATAACCAGCTTGTCTACCAACAAATGTGTTGTCATTAACTGTATTACTATACCCAGCCTGATAACCGACTGCAGTGTTAGAAGATGCTGTGGTGTTAGATATTAATGCTTGATTGCCAATAGCAGTATTGGTGTTACCAGTTGTGTTTACAGTTAATGCAAGACCGCCAAAAGCAATATTATTACTACCAGTAGTATTTGAGTTTAATGCTAAATAACCAGTAGCTGTATTTGCAGCACCAGTAGTATTTGCACCTAAGGCTAAGTAACCAATAGCAGAATTACCATCTACAGCACCACCACCTCTACCTACTGTTAAGCCTTGAATAGAACCAGCACCAGTTACTGTTAGAGTAGAACTGAATGTACCTGTTGTACCAGACACAGGAGCTCCAGCACCTAGAATCTGTACTGGTGTTGAAGACGCATCACCAACCCAGACTTTCTTGTCAGTAATGTTTACAGCTGCTTCACCTTGCACCAATGTACTTGGTGTAGCTGTAGTAGTAACACTATTCTTTAATTTTAATGTAGTTGCCATGATTTAGAAGCTTCCTCCGTCAATTGTACCAGATATTTTTGACCCTGCTAATGAAGTAATCCATGCTGGGTCAGCATAGCTACCTGTTGTATAGACACCGTTAGTCACTGTTCCTGCATTACCGCTGATAGAACCAGTAATCGTAGAACTAAATGTTTTAGTTCCTGCTACAGTCTGGTCTCCAGTAAGCTTTACTACTGCATTGTCTAAAGCGTAACCAGCAGAAGCATGATTACCCCATCCGTAAGCAGTATTCCAGTTAGAAGAGTTATTAGTTGTAGAATACCAGCTAGAAGCGACATAAACAGGGTCAGTCTCTGTGTAGCTTGTTAAGTAACCAGCACTGGCATGGTTTCCCCAACCATACGCTGTGTCAGCTTTAGTGCCTTGAGCCGCTGTTGCATAAGAAGTAGCGTCTGTTGTTGCTGCAGTTCCTAAACCTAAGTTAGTTCTGGCTGTGCTTGCAGACGGTAAATCACTTAAGTTACTGGCTTTAGCTAAGAAGCTTGTACCAGCAGCATAGGCATCAACCCACACAGAGCCAGTGTACACCTTCATATAGCCCAATGAGCTATTAAAGTATAAAGCACCAGCTAATAAAGCATTACCGTCATTATCAACGCTAGGGTCGCTTGTTTTAGCCCCTAAATAACGGTCATCAAAGTTGTCATACGCTGTCAGTGTCTGGTCTCTAGCTGTCTCTGCAGCTGTCTGAGCACTTGCAGCAGCTGTGGCAGAACTAGAAGCACTGGATGCACTGTTTGATGCGTTTGTGGCACTGGTCGCTGCAGCACTGGCTGAGTTAGACGCATTGGTTGCCGATGTTGCTGCACTAGAAGCTGAAGTACTGGCTTCTGATGCCTTAGTTGTTGCTGTTGAAGCACTGCTAGATGCGGATGACGCACTAGAGGCTGCATTTGTTGCAGCTGTTTCTGCTGATGTTTTAGCAGCTTCAGCAGCGGCTTGAGCAGTCTCAGCATTGGCTTCAGCAGTTTCTGCATTGGTCTCAGCTGTCTGTGCATTAGTTGCTGCTGTAGACGCTGTAGAAGCACTAGAGCTGGCATTACTGGCTGAAGTGCTTGCTGCTGATGCAGAACTAGCGGCATTTGTAGCACTTGTAGACGCATTAGACGCTGATGTACTAGCGGCACTGGCTGAACTACTAGCAGAGCTTGCAGAACTAGCTGCTTCGCTTGCTGAAGTACTTGCTGCACTCGCTGAGGCACTTGCTTCAGACGCTTTAGTTGTTGCTGTAGAAGCAGAGCTACTTGCACCAGACGCTGATGTAGCAGCATTGCTGGCAGAAGTGGATGCAGAGCTGGCAGAGTTTGCAGCAGCTGTTGCAGACGCTTGTGCTTCGTTCTTAAATACCTCGGCTAACTCAGCTTGTTGAGTCGCTAACGCTGCCTGACTAGAAGCATCATTTGTAGCATCTCCAGCACCGCCAGGTCCTCTATATGTCGCCATGTATCATCCCTTGTGTCTTGTTTAAAGACTCCTTAGAGCCCTTAAAAAAGACCCCTGCCGAAGCAGGGAATCTTAATGCTTATTAAGCGTTTACAGCTAATACGAAACCAGCTTCTGGTCGTACAGTCTTTACACCGAACAATGTATCGGCAGTGTAAAGAGTAGACAAGTACTCTTGTTTGTACTGAGTCTGTGAGCGAACACCAACTTGCTCTGCCAACACCATTGTGTCAGTGTGGAACAACAAAGCAGCTTTGATAGCGTCGCCAGCTGAGTTTTCAGCAGCAGTTTCAATGGTAGGCATATTGCTTGACACATAGATGTCAATACCATACAACTTACCGATTTGACCGTTCTGAACACCACGACCATCAACGAAGTCGCTAGAGTTGTAGCGGTCAACACCCATGATTGCATTACGCAATGATGGTGGGATTGCAAACTTACGACCGTCCATTGGTACATCAGCGTCGTCCATCAACTGAATCAACTTGCGGAAGCCAGCGTCAGTGAATACATCAGATGTAGTTACTGTGTCAACAGCGTAAGCAGTCAAACCAGTAGAAGCGTCAATGAAATAACTGTTAGAGTGAGTCCAGTCAGATGCGTCACCGTCACCGAAAGACTTACCCAAAGCTACTAACTCGTCGTCAACTTGTTTAGCCAAAGCGTAGCCAGCGTCTTCTGTATAGAAAGAACGCAATGAAGTCAAAGCTTGAACAGCAGTGATGTCCTCAATGAAGCGTGAGTACTCATAGTGCTTGTTAATCAAAACTTGTACTTCTGACTCAGCGTCAGCTTGTAC